GTGTCGAGCCGCCACTGCTCGCCGGCGAGATACGCGACCACGCGCGCCTCGATCGCGGAGTAGTCCGCCACGAGGAGGGTTTGCCCGGCGGGGGCCACGAAGGAGGTGCGGATCAGCTGGGAGAGGACGTCCGGGACGTCCCCGTACAGGAGCTCCACGAGATCCGGGTCGCGGCCCATCACGAGCTCCCTCGCGTCCGGAAGATGGTCGAGGTGGTTCTGCGGGAGGTTCTGCAGCTGCACGAGCCTGCCCGCCCAGCGCCCCGTACGCGTCCCGTAATACTGGAGGAGCCCGCGGATCCGCCCGTCTTCACAGACGGAGGCGAGCATGGCTTCGTACTTCGTGACCGACGTCTTTCCGAGCTGCCTGCGGAGGCGGAGGACGTCCTTCACCTTCGGATCCTTCGCCTTCGCGAGAAGGTCCGAGACCGCCTGCTTGTCGAGGGATGCCGAGGGGAGCCCCCGCGCGGAGAGCCACGCCTTGAGCTGCGCCACGCTGTTCGGGTTTTCGAGCCCCGTGAGGGCCCGCATCTCGCCGAGCCGCTCCGCGGTGTACGCCTCGTTGACGGCGACGGCCGCCTCCGCGAACGCCCTGTCGAGCAGTACGCCGCGCTCGTTGATCCTCGCGTCGAGGGCGAAGACCGCCTTCTCCTGAGGGGTGGCGCTGAAGGGGAGGCGGCGGCGGATCGCGCGGCAGGCCTCCACGTCCCGCGCGCAGTAGGCGGTGAACAGCGCCCACTTGTCCGGCGCGTGCTCCGGGAGGTTGCGCGTCCTGCCGCCGTTCGCCTTCGTCGGCGCACAGGGGGAGCAGAAGTACCGGATCAGGGCTTTGCCCTCCCTGAGCTTCTTTTCCCCGATGTCGAGCGCCTCGCCGGCGGCGTCCAGGGAGAGCGGCAGGCCGTTCATGGCGGCGAGGATCATCGTGTCCTCCCACTGCTCCGGCGGCATCTCCCTCCCCAGCTCCCTCGCGAACGCGGCGCGCTCGAAGGCGCAGTTGTGCGCGACCTTCACGATCCCCGGATCCCGGAGCGCGGACAGCACGGCCTTCGCGTCCTCCGTTCCCGCGTCCCGCTGCCAGTCGAGCACCCGGACAGGGTCATCATCGAAGGCGAACGCGCAGAGCAGGATCCCGAAGGAGGGGCTTTCGATGTACCGGAAAGCCCCCGCCTCGGAGATGTCCGCGTCGCTGTACGTTTCGATGTCGATGAACAGCCGGAGCATGAGGCCGCCCTCTTACAGCAGGTCCGCCGCTTCGGTATCGGTCCAGCCGTCGTCGAAATCGTTCGCGGATCCGCGTGCGCCGCCGAGGGGCTCGCCGTCGTAGAGCTTCTGCACGCTCTGGAGGCCGGCGCTGATGCCCTTCTTGCCGTTGCGGCTGTAGCCGAAGAAGTTGATCGCCGCGCGGCCGTAGCAGCCGGAGTAAATCTCCGTGGCGTCGGTGATCGGGTTGCGGAACTCGTCCACGACCACCGGCTGGTTCTTCGACGAGGCGGTGATCACCATGCAGCCCCTGCACTCAGGACCGAACTCCTCGCCGTTCGGGCGCATGCCGTCCCCGTCGTGCAGGGTGACGGACGGCTTCGGGGGCAGGCTGTTCGGGCCGTTCTTCGCCCGGAACGCGTCCGCGGCGTCTTTGATCGCCGCCTGGATCGCGCCGAGCGTCGCCTTGTCGGCCTTCGGGATCAGCAGGGTGAGGGAATACTTGGGAGCGCTGCCGTCCTCGTTGGCGCGGGGCTCGAAGAGATGGCAGAACGAGAAGCGGACTTTTCCGGTTACGACTTTGGTAGACATAGTGTTTTCCTCCTTATGCGAAATCTTTCTGTGCGTCGGCCAGCCGGTCGAGGGCGGGCCGTTTGTCGGACTCCGGCGCGATCACGGGCGCGCCCGGCGCGCGGTCGACGAAGGACGAGAGCAGCTCCGCGGCCGCCTTCCTCCCGATGGCCTTGTCGAGGCCGGAGGGGGAGAGCAGCTTCGTTTCGGTGTAGACGGCTGCGCTGTAGCCGGCGGCGTCCAGCGCGCGGCAGACGGCGCTCTCGTCCGTCCATTTACGGTTGCCCTGCTTTCCCTCCACGACCTTCCAGCCGGGGATATGCTCCCCGCTCATGAGGTCGGACAGCGCGCGCTCCTTCACGCGGCGGAGCCAGAGCGTGAGCAGGGGCTCCAGTTCGAGCACCTCCGCGACCTCCGAGGGAGCCATGCTCTCCAGGCGCATCTCCTGCCCGCCGTGCGTCGTGACGATCTGCCGGCAGGCCCTGTTCAGGGCGCGGCACTTCCCCGCGTGGGGGCAGAACCGGCAGTGGTCGCCGGCCCTGTAGCGGCCTTTGCCTTCCGCGGCCTTCGCGGCCGCGGGCTTCACGGTCTTCTCCCCCCAGCCGAGGAGCTGCGGGAGCGGGAGCGTGTACCCGCTGACGGCGTTCAGCCGGGGCTGGAAGATGTACATCTCGACCGTGTGGATGTCGCAGGCGATGCCGAAGTCGTTGTACGCGCCGAGGGCGTAGAGCATCATCTGCGGGTTTTTCTCCGCGCTGACCGGGACGCCCTGGCCGTACTTGTAGTCGATGATCGTCAGCTTCTCCGGATCCAGCAGGATGCAGTCGCAGGTGCCGAAGCAGTCCGGCACCCAGGGCGAGATGTCCACGCGCTCCTCGAGAAAGACGCGGGTCGCGGGGCCGCAGTGCTCCCGGATGAACAGCGCGTACTCCTCGGCGCACTCCAGCATCTCCCCGTCCGATTCCTCCATGAGGCCGGGATCGACGGGATCTGCGCCGGTCACGCGGACGCGGGCGACGCGCTCCGCGACGGCGTGGGCCGCAGTGCCTTCCCGGGTGAACACGGTGTCCTGATCGGGGTAGACGTCCGACACGAGCGCGGAGGGCGGGCAGACGAGCCAGCGGTGCGCGCTGCTCGGGCTCAGCAAAGCATGCTTCCGTTCCATCACGCGGCCTCCAGCGCGATCAGCGCGTCATAGCAGGCGATCCTGTCCCTCGGGTCCGTGATCGAGCTGATGCGGTCCGCGTAGCGGTGCACCACTTCGGCGACCTCCTCGCGGCGCCTCGCGCGGATCAGCCGCAGAGCGACGTCCCGCAGGTCCTCCTCGGTCACCGTTCGCGTGGCCGGCGCCGGCTGCTCCGGGACGGGCGCCTCCTCTGCGGAAGGCTCCTCTGCGAACGGAGGGACGTCATCCGCAGCAGGCATCGGCGCGGAGACGGGGGACTGCTCCGGGGGCTGCGCTGCTGGCGAGGCGGAAGGCTTCATCAGCCCCTCCACGGTCCGGCAGACGGGGTCGACGCAGCTGTCGCAGTTCGGATGCGCGGCACGGAGCGCCGCCGCCAGATCGCTGAGGATCCTCGCGGAGCTGTCGTCCAGGGTCAGTGTCAATCGGATCTCACTCATGGGTCTTTCTCCTTTCACGCGGCTTCCTTGTCGAGCCGCTGTTTTTCGCTTTCGGTCAGCAGGCGGCTGCTGATCTCGTACAGGCTCGTGAGCCTGGCCACCTCCGCGCGGAGGGAGGCGATCTGCTCGTCCCGGTCGGAGAGCATCGCGCTCCACGTGAGGCGCTCCTGGTCGTTCCGCTTCTCCCGGAGGACCGCCCTCGCGGAGCGTTCCTCCCGCCGGTTCGTCAGCCAGGCGTTCGCGGCGGACACGGCAAAGCCTCCGCCGATCAGCGACGATACGAACAGCACGCACGCGCAGACGATCATCGCGGTGGTCACCATCTCGCTCGTCATGCCTTCCTCCCCACGTACCAGTTGATGAAGCCGAGCCTCGGGATGCGCACCCGCGTGCCGATCACCGTGACCGGGAAGCCCAGCTTCGACGGATCGCCCTGCGCCTGCGAGCGGATGTTCTGCGGCGCGGCGTCGATGATCTCGCCGAGCTCGTCCGCGGTCAGGAATGGCTTGTTCATCCCGGAGAGCTTCTCCAGGACCGGGTCGTTCGTTACTTCGGGCATTTGGTTCTCCTCCTTTCCTTACACGGCTTCCGTTCGCGGCTTCGCACGGAGCAGCGTGTCCAGATCCGACGGGTCCAGCTTCTCCAGCGCCTCGACCGGACAGCCCAGACGCTCCGCGAGATCCCTCTTCGCCTGCTCCTCCGGGGTCAGCTCCGGCTCCCGCAGCAGCTCGTCCACTGTCACGCCCAGCACGCGCGCAACAGCGACGACCTTGTCAATGGAGGGGCGGTTGTCGTCCCATCTATGGATGTTTGTTACACCGGCTTTTTTCTCGAGTTCGTTGATGGATAGGCCCTGTTGCTTTGCTAAGGAAACAATGTTGTCGACCAATTGATTACCCCCTTCTGTTTTCAGACTTGCTAACCATCCACAAATTTGTTAAACTGGGCTCGGCTGTTGGACCATAAATTCGTGGAATACCGCAACAAATTTGTTGCTTCAAGGGGAATAATACAACATATTTGTTCCACTTGCAAGCGGTTTTACAACAAATTTGTAAAATTCTTTTTGCGAGGAAACAAATATGGTGGAAAGGATCGCAGAATTAGCGAAAAAGAGAGGCCTCTCATTAACGGCGTTCGAAAAAGCCGTTGGCCTGCACAACATTTATCGATGGGATGTTAATACTCCTTCAGCAGATAAGCTTTTGAAGGTCGCCGACTACTTCGGCGTCTCGGTGGATTACCTGCTGGGCCGGGAGGCGGCCGGGCAGGATCCCGACCGGCCGGACAGCTATGACGAGATCCGGGCGGAGCTGGACGCGCTCCGGAGGAACCCGGAGCTCAGGGTGCTGCTCTCCGCCAGCGCGGACCTCACACAGGAGGACATCGCCTTCGTCACCGCCATGGCGAAAAGGATGAAGGGGGAAGAATAGAGTTTCGCATGTCAAACGGTATTGACATGTTGCCTGGATTCCGTATAATAAAGCTAACAGTGCTGCCCGATCCTTCGGGAGTTGGGGGCCAGGCTGGATCGAAAGATCCAGCCTAACTATTTGTTAGGGGTATTTTATGGATCTGAAAGAACCGCTCTCCTTCCCGGATCAGGTTAAACGTCTTCAGGAACACAATCTGATCATCAAGGATCCTAAGAGCGCGGAGAAGTTTTTACAAAATAACAACTATTATCGTTTCACCGGATATGCTCTGCAGTACCGGATCCAACCGGGCAACAGCGATCTGAAGGACGGCGTTTCTTTCGAACAGGTGGCCGCTATTTACAGATTTGATGAAGAGATGCGGAACCTTCTCCGAAAGTGGATCGAACTTTTGGAAGTCTATTTTAGAACGCAAATAGCTTACGTTTTTTCAATGCGGAAATGCCTTTTACCGCCGCATGACCAACACTATGACACGCAGAAGAACTACTACCTCAAAGCAGATGCGAAAAACGTGTTTGACGATTTTGAAAGGCAGAAAAAGTATTATTACGATACCCTTGTTTATCAGCATCATCAGAAAAAATACAATGACAAGTACCCGCTTTGGGTAATCGTTGAAATGCTGTCTTTTTCGGATCTTTCGAAACTGTATGGCTGTATGTATTCCAGCGATCAGGAAGCTATTGCGCAGGCGTGCGGAGTGAGAGCCGTTACCTTGAAGAATCACCTGCATTGCCTTTCCGTGCTAAGGAACAAATGCGCCCATGCTGCGCGGTTATATAACATCTCATTCAGGCCGTCTGTTCAGCTGCCTCCTTCTATCCGGCGTAAGAATGCAGCTATCCAGGGTAACACCTTTTTTGCTTATCTTCTTGTGTTGACCCGCAGATTGCCTTCAGATGAGCAGAAGAAAGAGTTTATTCAAGAGATTTGCGACCTTGTCAGAAAATATTCGAGCCTGGTTGATCTTTCCCTAATAGGTTTCCCGATCGATTACAGAGCCGTTTTGCTTTCGAACAGAGCTTAGATCGGAAGAACTTCTTAGCTGTCCGTACAAACGGACAGTTCTTTTTTTATGCTTGGACCATGAGCGAATACTTACCGAAGTGGGACGTATACGTCCGATACGAAGAGCTGCCGGCCGCCGTGGACGGCTTCGCCACCGTGGCCGAGGGAGGGGAAGGGATCGACCAGGTGGCCGTGGTCAGCGACCGGCTGGAAGGAGACGATCTCATCGACGCCACCGCGCATGAGGTCAAGCACCACGTCGACGGCGACCGGTTCAGGGACGATCTGCCGCTCGACCGGATCGAACGCCATCCGGCGAGGAGGCGGAAAAGGCTCTGAAAAGAGGGACCGCTTATTAATATAGGTAGGGAACAACCCACGGAACAGCGTTCCCGGAGTTGTTCCTTTCTTATATTAATAACAGGATCGAACAGTCAAACCGCGAAAACGCCCTGTATTCCTGCGCTTTTTGCCGTTTCATTGTCCGGTGCGGTGATTTTTGCAGACCGGTGCTCTCAGAGATATGTGTTCCGAACGATATAGCAAATAATGGTTTTTCTTGTGTTCATTTCCGCCCGCTTGCGCTCATTATTATGGCACAAATATGGCAAAATCTTGGAGGAATTGTAGTCGAGTGTGACTTGGTGTAATTCAGGCTTGTGCGCGTTCCGACAGAAAAGCCCTAAATATAAGGCTTTTTCGGCTCTCGGAACAAAGTCATCAACAGGAACACGAAAAAACATCTTTTTACGAAAACAGGACCGTAGAAATACGTATATACAGATATGTATATAGACAGAAAGAGTTTTCAAAACACGTTGTTCCTTGATGACTTTGTTCCGGCACTTTGTCTAAATCCGGAAGCAGGCTGCGAAGGGTATAATGATGATGGGGTTACGGGGAAACGGGTCATTCTTCGGGCATCCTCCTTCAGAGACTCCGGCGGGCTTTTCAGGGTCCTTTCACCGCCGGAGTTTTCATTCGGAAAGCTATGGGCAGAGAAGATCTTCGGAGGCTCATCTACTATAACGAGAAGCGCAGAAGTCTGGAGCAGCAGAAGGAACAGCTGCGCGCCTCCGTCACGAGCTGCACCCAGCGCCTGACCGGTCTTCCCTCCGGATCCGCCGACTACGACCGCCTGGCCGCCTACGTCGCCCGGCTCAGCGAGCTGGAGGAGAAGTACGCCGCCCTGCTGATCCGGCTCGCCGACGAGCGCCTTTATCTGGAGTCCGCCCTCGCCTCGCTGCCGGCACAGCAGGAGCGCGTCCTTCGGCTCCGGTATCTGGAAGGGTATTCCTGGCGGAGGATCGCGTACCGGACGCACTATGACGAGAGGCATCTCCGCAGGATCCACGACGCCGCGCTCGTGCGCCTGGAAGGATTCTGATCAGGATGTCCGAAAATGTCCGCTTTTTTATGAGAAAATCGTAGCGTGGATCCATCCACGGAGGGAGCAGTCCGAGAGGGCTGCTTATTTCTTTGGAGCGTGTACCTCCGGCACGGGGCAGATCCGGCATTCATGCTGCGGCGGGTGGCGGGGCGCCGCCGGATCAAATCATCAGAAGGAAGGGTGTGACCGATGGCCGTTGACTGGATGGCCGTTCGCAATGAGTACGTCAGCGGCGTCGGTTCGATGCGGCAGCTCGCCGCAAAGTACGGAGTGGATGCTTCCACGATTGCGCGGAAATCCAAGGCCGAGGGTTGGCAGGCGGTACGGCGCGAACAGCGCAACAAAACGCAAACAAAAAGTCAACAGATTATCGTCGAGAAACAGTCGATCGCGGAAGCCAACAGGATCGTCGCTTTGCTCCGGACTTCAGACAAGCTCAGAGAGAAGATTGACGAGGCCGCGGACCAGCTGAACACCGGGACGGGCAAGCGCCGGACGGTGCTGATGATGGGCGACACGCAGCCGCTCGATCTGCAGGAGATCCCGATCTCCGTAAAGCTCGACCACATCGACCGGCAGGGGCTGAAGCAGCTCTCGTCCGCGCTCCATGACCTGGCCGGCATCGTGATGCCGCAGGAGAGCTCCTCCGGATCCGCGGGGGCGGGCGCGATCACGGACGGGATCTGGCGCGCCGTCATGAACGAGAAGTACGCCGATCACCTGACGGACGAGCGGCCGACGCAGATCTTCTTCGGCGGATCCTCCTCCGGGAAGAGCTACGCGATCCTCGGGCAGCGCACGGTGCGCGACCTGCTCCGCGGCGGGCGGAATTACCTGATCTGCCGGAAGACCGGACGGACGATCCGAGGGAGCTGCTACAACGAGATCGTGAAGGCGATCAGCCGGATGGATCTCTCGGAGCAGTTCCAGTGCAACAAGTCCGACATGGTGATCACCTGCAGGGCAAACGGCTACCAGGTCGTGTTCGCCGGCCTCGACGACGTGGAGAAGGTCAAGTCCATCACGCCGCAGACGGGCGTGTTCACGGACATCCTGATCGAGGAGGCCACGGAGGTCGACTACGGAGACTACAAGCAGCTCACGAAGCGCCTGAGGGGCGGCGACAGCGCCGTCGGGAAGCGGATGGTGCTGCTGTTCAACCCGGTCCTGCAGGAGCACTGGATCTATAAGGAATTCTTCGCCGGGCGCTGGAACGACGCGGAGAACGAGTACAGCGCGCCGGATCTGTTCATCCTGCGCACGACCTACAAGGACAACCGGTACCTCACGCAGGAGGACCGGGACAAGCTCGAGAACGAGACGGACAAATACTATTACGAGGTCTATACGCTCGGGCGCTGGGGCGTCCTGGGCAAGCTGATCTATACGAACTGGGAGATCCGGGACCTCAGCGAGCGCGCGGCGCGGGACGCTGCTTGCCGGAACGGCCTCGACTTCGGATTCTGGCCGGATCCGAACGCGTTCGTGCGCGTCGGGTATGACCGCAAGGCCCGAGAGGTGTTCATCTACCGGGAGGCCGGCGGGAACAACCAGGACGCGGAGCAGATGGCGAACATGCTGCGGCCGATCGTGCACCGGGAGGTCGTGCGGTGCGACGTGGACCTGTTCCGCATCAACGAGCTCTGCCAGAGAGGGATCACGGCGGTCCCGGCCGTCAAGGGGCCGGGTTCCGTCAGTTATGGCGTGGAATGGCTGCAGCGGCAGAAGATCTACGTGGATCCTTCCTGCGCAAGCGTGATCTCGGAGCTTCGGACGTACAAGTACCGGGAGGACCGCGACGGGAACATCCTGCCCGAGCCGGTCGACAGGGATAACCACTGGATGGATGCCCTCCGCTACGCGCTGGAGGAGGAGATCATCGCGACGAGGATCGGGTGAGGTTTTTATGTACATAACGCAGAACGATATCCTGAACATGCGGATCCGTGCGGGGAGGCCTATGTCGGATGGGGAGATCCTGTTCGATCTCCTGCGCGATCACAAGCAGAGCCCGGAGTACAGGCATGCTGCCGAAGGGCAGCGCTATTATCTCGCGCTGCACGATGTCCTGAAGCACGACTTCCGGAAGGAGTACCTGTCGGAGGACGTCGAGAATCCGCAGACCGGTGAGCGCGTACCGCAGAACGTGGAGTTCACGAACATGAACCGCTCCGATCACCGCGCGGCGAACCCGTTCTTCCGGGAGCAGGTGATCCAGAAGGCGTCCTACCTTCTGGGCAAGGAACCGTCCGTCAGCGTGGAGGGCGCGGAGGCCAGCAGGGAGCTTGCCGGCTACGCGGAGGCTCTCATGAATACGACGGACGCCGCGTTCAACCGCGCCGTGAAGCGCTGGTGCACGCAGGCCTCGATCGGCGGGCGGGCGTTCCTGCACGAGTACAAGGACGCCGACGGCGCGCTGAAGCAGGCGGTCGTCACCTATACGAACGCGCTGCCGGTCTACGATCAGGAATACGAGGAGACGCTCCAGGAGCTGATCTACTTTTATGAGACGAAGCTCCGCCTCGGGGCCGACCGCTGGCAGACGATCACGCACGCGGAGTGGTGGACGAAGGACGGCGTCACGTACTGGATCCACGATACGGGAGAGGCGTTCCGGCCGGACCCGGAGAAGCCCGGCGTGCAGCCGCACTACTGGGAGGTCACCCTCGCGAACGCGGGCCCGGACGGCGTGACGATGGTCGAGGTCAGCCGGGAAGGGAAGGTGTTCGAGCGCTTCCCGTGGATTGAGCTCAAGAACAACGAGGACGGCACGGGCGACCTGCTGGGCGTCAAGGATCTGATCGACGCGTATGATCTCGTGCAGAATA